ATTTGCTATTAGATAGTAATGATAATGTAATAAACGTAAATGATGTGGACACTTTTAAATAACAAATGAATGAGATAAACATGATAAATCACATTGGTAGAAAACAAATAATGTTACTACAAGACGCATCAGGCACATCATTCTTGAATATGATGACAGGATGTGTTTTAACATTGTAATTAAGAGGTGGTGCAAGCTAATATGATAAATGGACTGAACAAGACTTTGACAGCTTGATTAATATTGACAAAAAATAATACAGAATAACTGATACTAAAAGTAGAGAATAATTAATATAAAATTAATTGTAACCTACAGTGAACTCAGCTTTGTTACAATAATATAATAAACAAATTGAAATTATCGAAAAACAGGACATAAAACAACAATAATTCATTGACAACAAACAGGTTAAAAATAACTTAAATAACATTATGTCATTAAATTAAGACAGGTCAAGTATAAGATATATTTTTGAAATGGACTAACAAGATGCTGTTAAATATTTGGAAACATTTGCATAAAATGTAGTTCCTAAAACAAAAAACAAAAATGATATAAGAATGGAAGTAACGCTGGAAAATTTACAATTTTGGTTGTGTAACCAATAAATAGATGAGATCGATTATTTTGCAACAAAAAATGATTATAAATTTAAAGCTAAAATGGCAATTGGAATCTTAAAAGAAAGATTATTTTTATCAATGACAGAAACACCCACTGCTGTTTAATTGTTGTTAACAAAACAACTGGGGGTAGAACAAAAAACAATCTCCACTAGAGCATTTGCAATTGACCAATTTTAGAAATAAAAATTAATAATAAAATATGAAGTATAGTAAGTAATTAAACATTGTTTTAACAAAAATTATTAAGAAACTATAATAAAATCAGGATAGAATAATATAGGCCTCGACATAGATGACACAATAAATTGGCTCTAACAACATCCCAGTCCAATGTTCAAATCATAAGAACTTTGTGATTTTCTCAAATACAACTAAGCAACAAAAAACATATCCGATGTAAAGTTTTTCATAAAATTAGAAACTTTAGTTAAAGAAGGGATGATTTCAAGTCTAAAAGACACAAACCCAAGGGCTATAATGGCAGGACAATATTATGTGTCAGCCCTCTTTGCAAAACCGTTTAAACGAATAATGTGCAATTTAAAATTATCATTAATGAAACACATAATTTATGCAGATGGAATGACTGAACTACAGATACAATCCCTACTACGAAATATGTAACCAACCAAATACTTTGTTGAGAATGATCTTAAAAAACAAGATAGACAAACAAAAATGGACTTGATTTAAGTAGAATTTGGATTATATGAAAAATTAGGAATGAACAAGAACTTATTGGACTTTTACAAACAAGTGCACACATTATGGCATTGGTTTAACAAACAAGTAAACGGTATGGGAACTGAAATGAGATTAACAGGATTTCCAAATACATCCTTAGGTAATGTCATCGTTAACTTAATAGTAAACACAAATTTAATAAAACAATTGGGTCCAAAATTAACAATGTTCATTGTTTTAGGTGATGACGGATTAATGGCATGTAACACAATTGTTGACACTAAACAACAAAAACAACGAACAAAAAACATGTACAACATGGATTCAACAATAAGTATAAGCAGGACACATGGAATCTTTTTAAAACGAATTATATTTAATTCAATAGACGGGTAATCATTGAGAATGGCTCCTGATATCCCATACATTTTTGAAAAAATACAATTATTTAAAAGTACTAAGGTAATAACAGATTATGATATATTATTAAGGTCTCTTAGTTATGTTACCCTAATTGGAAAAAACAATCGTACTGATCAATTTATAAAAGACAATGGTTTTATAGGCGATATAGGTGACAATTGGAATGACATAAACGAATCTATATAAATAAACGCAACTAAGTATAACACAAATGTTGAAGAAATAGAACACAAATTGTAAATGCTTTTGTCAATAATAGAAGATCAAAAAGTAACTGCCTAAACCGTTTTATATTGGGAAACTGATACCAGGTCACTGAAACAATTAAACAAAAATTAATAACAAAAACAAGTTGTTGTGTAGTAGAGAAATTACAACGGATCATTTGGAAATCATGAAAATGATAACCAGGGGTCCGTAG